CCAAGTAGCGGCGTCTGCACCTGACGAAGAAGCCGAAGAAGAAGTTACAGAACCTGAAACCGAAACCGAAAAGGACGAAACCCCAATGGAAATTCAAGCAGCTGCCGCACCTGAGGCCACAATTCCTACCACACCAATTTTTGCTCAACCTAAAAGAGGTTTTGCTATGCCTTCGGCAGCCGAGTACATGGCGGCTATGCACCAGGGCGGCGACACTTGGGTACGAGTTAACCGTGCCTTTAAAGAAAATTTGCTTGAAAAGTCATCGGCTTACGAGTTTGCTTTGGCTCAGGACTTGACGACGGACACCGCTGGATTGTTAGAGCAGAGACTGCTCGGGCCTGTCATCCAAGACCTAAACTTTATGCGCCCTACGGTCACAGCGCTGGGCGTATCGGCAATGCCGTCCACCCCTTCAAAGACGTTCACTCGCACAAAAATTTCGCAACAGGACCTTGACATGACAGCAATCCCAGCGTTGCAAACGATGATTAACGATCTCACTGGCGAATACATGATCCGCACCGACGACGTTTGCTCTGACGCTTTAGTGACAGCTGCAACAGCGTCTGGTAGCACATGGACTTTCGCACAGACTGACCCAACCTCACTGGTTGACGCTTTGTACGACGCCGCTCGAGAAATGGCTGAGGACACTAACTACTTCCCAACCCACATTTACTGCGCGCCTAACGTATGGGAAAAATTGGGCCGTCAATTAGACGTTGATAAGCGTCCTTTGTTTGGTTATGTCGGCGCTAACAACAACATCGTCACTAACGGCCTTGGCGGTTCAACTGGTTTGAACTACAACAGCATGAACCCACTCGGCCTTGAAGTCGTAGTTAGCAACAACTTTGCTTCCGGCACAATGATTGTGGCTCATACTCCTAAAGGCTCACCAACCTCAGCTTTCTCCTTCTATGAGGACATCAGAGGAATTATGAGCAATGAGGACGCAGAGCTTCTCGGTAGGAATGTAACCTTCTACGGTTACATTGCCACGTTTGCAAACATTCCTGTCTGTATTCAAGCGATCACTACCGCATAGTCGAAAGGCGGCCTAACCGCCCATGGCTGTTTACCAAATAATCTTTGCGCAACTCATAAGCAATTATGCAGTAGTTCAAACCCTAACTAACCCTGAAATTGAACCGGGCGAAAGCATTACCGTCGCCAGTGTCTCGGCAACTTTTAACGGCGTAAAAACCGTTTACGCTATGCCCCAATACGAGTTTATTGGCGTAGACACTGACGGCGATCTGCTTTACAACACCAGCAACCCGATACCTAATCAGGTGCTTTACTATGTCGCCGGCACAGACACCAATCGTTTTCCTGTCATACCTCAGGGGACGCTAACCCATACGCAAACCTGCACTTGGATTAACGGCCCTGCAGTAGCAACTTGGCTAGGTATAGATCTTGCAGGCGCTGACGAAACTGCTTTTCATACTCAATGCGCTAACGCTGCAAACAATTTTATTTACCTTCGCAGGCAAGAGGCAGGGTACACAGACAGCCTGACTACTTCGCCCGGCACACAAGTAACGCTCGCTACAACAATGTATGCAGGCGCTCTGTATCGCCAAAGAGGTTCCGTAGACCAGTTCGCAAGCTTTGACGGTATGGGCAACGTGCCAACTACAGGACTCAGCCCGATTATTAAACAGCTTGCAGGAATCCCTAGGCCACAAGTCGCATGACCGTCTACACAGACCTATTTAATGAGGCCATAGACGACCTTATTACCACCTTGGCGACGATCACTAACCTACGAGTCACGACAGACCCACAGAAGATAAACCCGCCTTGTGTCTTTCTTGACGCCCCAACTTTTGATAGCTGGTCATCGGCGATAGTCAAAATCACGTTTGCTGTCAAAGTAATCTCGCTCGGACCGGGCAACCTAGACGCCATGCGAAACATCTTAAGTATTACAGCTTTAATGCTTGCTAAGAAAGTGGCTGTTACAGCTGGTCGCCCTGGCTTCATATCTATCGGCGGCCAAGACTTCCCTTGCTACGATCTAGACATATCCCTACAAGCACAGGCGGCATAATGTACAAGATTGTTTCACCTCGACTAGGTACACCGGGCGAAGTGTTTGTGCCAGGTGAAGGCGTCAACATTCAAGCCCTGATCGCTGGCGGTTTCGTGGTGGACACAAGCGCAAAGAAATCTGCTAAAACTACAAGCGACGAACCAAAGGACTAACCCATGGCAACCAGCACTTATCTTTCAAACCCAGCAATGACCATTAACGCTGTGAACGTCAGCGACCAATGCACTAGCGCAACAATTACGTCAGTAGCTACCGCTCAAAATGCAAGTACGTTTGGCAGCCTAGACACGTTCTACGTCTCAGGAACCACAAATAACACCTTTGAATGTGAACTGTTTATGAGCTATGCGGCCTCAGAAACCTATGCAACTTTGGCGGCCCTTGTCGGGACACAGACAACGATCACTATCTCGCCTACTGCAGCAGGTCTAGCGACCCCTTCGGCTACGGCACCCCGATTCCAACTAGCCAATACTTATTTAGAATCGCTACCTTTGATAAACGCCACCCTTGGAGAATTAAGCTCAATAACGCTAAGTTTTCAAGGTGGGACACTTACTACAGCAGTCGCATAAACCAAACCCTAAACAAAGGAACCCGACATGCAACTAACCCTTAGAGTCGATCAGGGCGACGGACCCGTAGAAGTATCTACAAACCTGTTTACTATCGTGGCTTGGGAACGCCGATTCAAAACCAAAGCGTCAAAGATCGCTGACGGTATCGGCATGGAAGATTTAGCCTTTATGGCTCATCAAGCTTTGCAACAAAACGGTATCGTCGTGCCTGTCGTCCTAGATGACTTTATCAAAAAACTGATCGTACTTGAAGTTGTAGATAGCGACCCTGATACCCCTTTCGTAGAGGCCACTACAGCTACGCCTTAGCAGTCCTGCTAGTGGAAACTGGCTACTGGCCGCCAAACATACCTTTTACGCATAACGACCTTGCTACAGTCTTTAAGATAATGAATGACCAGAGGAAGCAGTAGGCATGTCGGGCGTCCAATTTAAAGCCGAAGTGATCGGCATTAGAGACACTGTGCAACAGCTTAAAAAGACTGAGCCTGAAATCTTTAAAGAGTTTCGGTCTAAAGCCAAATTTGCTGTTGACCCAATAGTCAAAGACGCTCAAGCCCGACTAACTCAGGCGTCTAGTCGCAACGGTAAAAACGCTCCGCTGTCCGGCATGGTTCGCCCTTGGGGAAAAAAGAAGGGCCGTGTCGTGCCGGGCTGGTCACAAAGCGTTGCTCTAAAAGGCGTCAAGGTTCAAGTACGCCCTAGCAAGACAGCGTTCTTGACTGTCACTCAGCGTCAGATCGCCCCTGCCGTATTTGATATTGCAGGACGAAAAAACCCTAACGTGCTGTCACGACAGTTAGACCTTTTCGCTCGAGCGTCCCGAACTATGTGGCCAGCTGCCGAAAGCAAAGAAGATGAAGTCACAAAGAATCTTGCCGAACTGGTTGATTATGTGAACGAGAAAACAAATAAGAAACTAAGGTTCTAGGCATGGCTGGCATAACTATTCCCCTGATTACCGAGTTTAAAGATGTCGGTATTAAGCAGGCCATCAAAGAGTTTAAGAAACTGGAGACAGCCGGTCAGAAAGCACAGTTCTTAATTAAGAAAGCCGCTGTCCCTGCCGCTGCCGCTTTAGGCGCTGTAACTGCCGTTATTGGTTCTGCTGTTCAGGCTGCTATTGAAGATCAGGCTGCACAGGCGTCGCTTGCCCGACAGATTAAAGCCAGCACCAAAGCAACCGATAAACAGATTAAAGGCGTAGAAGAATACATCTCTAGCCTTGGGCAGTCCGTAGCGATCTCTGACGGCGAGGCTCGACCAGCCTTACAAGCGCTAGTTGTCGCAACCAAAGACGTCACAAAGGCACAGGACCTTTTAAACCTTGCTATAGACATCTCGGCTGGCACAGGTAAAGACCTTGCTAGCGTTTCCGACGCTTTGGCTAAAGCGTACGCAGGGAACATGCGAGGCCTGCAAGCCTTATCACCTGAACTAAAAGCAATGATTAAAGACGGCGCCAGCCTCGAGCAAGTGCTAGCGACACTGCAAACTAACTTTGGTGGCGCTGGCGAAGCGGCCGCTAACACCGCAGCTGGCGGAATGAAGAAACTTGGTATTGCTTTTGACGAAACTAAAGAATCTATCGGCATGGCTTTCCTGCCGATTATGCAGAAACTGTTGCCTGTTGTAGAAAAATTTAGTGCATGGGCTGAAAAGAACCCAACATTGTTAGCGGTAGTCATTGGCGCTATGGGTCTGTTGGCTGTGTCAATTCTTGCTGTTAATGCGGCCATGCTGTTAAACCCTGCTGTAGCGATCACAGCCGCTGTCATCGCTTTAGGCGTCGCTGTCGTTATGGCATACAAGAAATTTGAAGGTTTCCGTACTGTTGTCAAATCTGTAGTTAACGGCGTTTTGTCTTATGTTGAATTTATGGTCAACGGATGGATTACCGCTGTCAACCTCATCATTAAAGCAATGAATCTGATACCTGGCGTAGATATTGGCGAGATAGGAAAAGTTAGCTTTGGGCGTATGGGCGGCGAGCCAGGCGCCGCACCCGGCATAAGAGACTCAGGAAGCCGCATGATTAACGCCCCTGACCTATCTAGCAACAATCGTGGCATGGGCGGGTCAACAGGTAGCACTATAAACGTGACTGTGCAAGGCGCAGACCCTCAAGCTGTCGTTAGAGCCTTGCAGGATTACAACAGGACTGCAGGCCCTATACCTGTTAACACTCGAGCAAACTAATGGCACAGCAAATTTGGGCTGTATACCGAAATTCTGTAGATATCACTACTGAGGTGATGTCAATGAATTACAGCACAGGCCGTCAAACACAGTTTGATTCATGGTCGCCCGGTTCACTGGTTTTTACAATACGCAATAACGCAGGGCAAGCCGACGCTTACAATTTAAACGACGACATTGTTATAGAAGCTGTTGGTTATTTTGACCAGCGACTATATTTGCAAGAAATTCTTTACAACGATCTACCTGGTACGGGCGCTAACTCTACGGCAACTATTGTTTGCACTGATCTATTAGGCAGGCTTGGGCGTACACAAGTATTTGAACAATATTTAAACTCTACAAATACGTTGCAGCAAATAGACGACGAATTTGGGCCGCTAATGCCAACAGGCACTTCAATCATAATTAGTGGCCCGGGCGACTCTATAGCTCAAGCCGAAACGTATACAGGTACAGCCTTAAACCGTCTGAACCTCAATATGACAACAGAGCAAGGTTGGCTTGGTGTCACAGATATCGGTATTTATCTTTACGCTCGAAGTAACGTAGACGACCTTGCACCGGGTCAAATAGTGTTTGCTCGAGAAATTTCAGGTGTCTACCAGCTTGCCTATTCGGACATTAAACGCATTGCTTTAGGGTCAAATTATTTGAACACTTGCACAGTGACACCGCCGACAGCTGCCGCACAAAATGTGTCTGATACTGACGGCATTACGGCCTACGGGTATTACGGTGCAGAAATCGCCTCAGTTGACGACACGGCTAATCAAGCCGAAGGTTTAGCCAGTTGGCAGGTTTATTCACGATCAAACCCTGCAGAGCTGTCTTTTCAGATAAGCGTCAATGATCTTGTAAACGATTTAGGGACATTGTTTACCGAAATTTACGTTAATCAGCCTGTCGTCACGGTTGGGTATCAGCAGCCAGGGTCAAGCGTGAACTATGTTAGTTCCCAAATCATGCAGGGCTGGTCAATGACAGTGACGCCAGCGGCTACCTATATGGAAATTTTTACTAGCCCGTTGACATACACCAACTTTTTCACTTTGGACTCTGCGACGTTTGGCAGGCTCGGCGGTACTGGTGTCACATACAACAGCGAAATATTCTATAATGAATCTGATTACACATACAACGACACTTTTGCGGACGATGCAGGAAGGCTAGGTTGGTGACATGGCTATTACATATCCTACAAGTTTAGACACTTTTACAAATCCTCTTTCTACTGACCTTTTGACGTCGCCCGATCATGCGACACAACATGCAAACATTAACGACGCTGTGGAAGCACTAGAAACTAAGGTCGCTATCGGCAACACCGTCATTGGTGCTTGGATTAACTACACCCCAACATGGACCGGAAGCACGACAAACCCTGTTATTGGCAACGGCACTATTGAGGGCAGGTACGCATTAGTTAACGGTTTTGTGGTTGCTCAAATAAACATAATTTGCGGCAGCACAACTACTTTTGGTAGCGGCGGCTATTTTTTTAGTTTGCCTGTTACTGCTGCCGC